GGTGATTTACGTTTGGATTTCTTTGGTGGTGATTTACGTTTGGATTTCTTTGGTGGTGATTTACGTTTGGATTTCTTTGGTGGTGATTTACGTTTGGATTTCTTTGGTGGTGATTTACGTTTGTGATCGCTCTTTTCAAACTTTACCCATCTTCTGACACCTTTTACGGTACTCTTTACAATCCATTTATTACCGTCATTACCATAACCAACATAACCACTATGAAATTGTGTAGCGCTGTGTGGCGGGCTGGGTCTGCTAGTGTCGTATTTTATACGTTTGGAAGATTTACGTCCGGTTTTGTCCATTTTCTTGACAATATTGTCCATTTTAGATTTTGTAATTTTTTTAGGTAAATTTAGACCTTTTAAATATTTATTAATCTTTGCCATTTCAATATCTCTCGATTTAGTTCTTTTATCAGGTTTAGCCTTCATTTTTTTCCTAACAATTGCCATTTATTTATTGATATATTTTTTTGTAAGGATTTTTTTTCTTTTTTGAACATCGACGTTTAATTTCTTGTCTAGATAATTCTCTAGCAGTTTTTGGGCTATTTTGGTTAATTCTTTTACGCGGTCTACAATAAGGATAATTAGACCTTGATGCTTTACTTCTACCACATTTTACTATTTTTGGTAACTGACAAACATCAATCCATTCTTCGTCAAACCACCTAGATAATCCACCTTTGTTTGAAGATATAGATCTGGATTTTTTACGCCCTGGTTTTCGTTTGGATTTTTTACCAGGTGGTTTTCGTTTGGATTTTTTACCAGGTGGTTTTCGTTTGGATTTTTTACCAGGTGGTTTTCGTTTGGATTTTTTACCAGGTGGTTTTCGCACAACAGAGGGAGAAGTGTGTTTATATTTTGCAACACCATAATTATTTCTAATTTTTTCAGCCCATTCTAAAAAATTATCATTATTTATTTCATACGGGTCATTTCCTATTTTCTTACATGCATTTTCGTATTTTGCACATACACCTTTTATTTTCCACCAATCTGATAAGTAACCTCTCCAATTAGTAATTTCTTTATAAATTTTATTACAATAAATTACAACCAAGGCTAAAAAAAGTGCACCATCTCCTTCTTCAGATGCAGGATCATCTGGTTTTGCTGCTCCATGTAAAGCCCTTCTACTTAGATGTTTTCTAACATAATGACCGCGTGAAAATGTTTGAATACTAATACCTTCACTCGGTGATATGAAAAGCTCTAATCTAATATCAATGTATGCAAAATCAATATTTTCGCCTTCTGATTCTTCAAATTGCTTTTTGATTAGATTTTCCATTGCTTGTATTTTGAATAAATTAAAAATGATATTAGTATCGGGTATTGCGTTACCTGCTACACAAGCCTCAAAAATACATTTAATTTGTTTAAAATTTACTGGAATTTCAGTAATGTTACTTACATATTGTAAATCGTTTTCTCCAATAAAGATTTCAACACTGTTTTCTCCCAAAGGAACATTGAAATTGTCTAATAAAAAATAATCATGTATAGGGACAGCTTGCTCTTCTATATGGTTCCAATTGTTTAGAGGATCTCGACCTTGAATGTAATCATCATTATAGTAGTCTAATATATTACTAAAAAAATAAGTTTCTTCTAAACCCCGAAAACCGTATTTGCCTTTATATAAATCAATTGGTTTCGTTGTTATATATTTTGATATATAATATTGGGTCTCAGGTGACCTTAATGGCCACAACTCCTCTCCGTTATTAGCAATTCTCTGTTCGTTTTGATTATCTTGATATTCAAGAATCATACCAAGTGGTATCCATACATTATTTGAAAAATAAACCCCTTTTTTACCTGTGTCACCGTCTACATTCGGCCATTCCTCTCCCTTAGTGTGAACTCTATATAATATAGAATTTTCATTCATAGTTTGTTTAAGTACATCTTTAGTTGTCTGTTCTATCATCTTAAGGTCGTTAGTGTTAATTGTCGAGTCAGGATTTGAATCGTTTTCTTTAATTAGAATTTCATCATTATTCGTTTTTGTTGGAGATTTTCCCATTTATTATAAAAATATAAAATATGGCACCGCGTAAATCTAAAAAACGCGCACCGTCACGACGAGCAAGTAAAAAAGCAAAAAGAAAACCCTCAAAAAAGAGCAGAAGACATTCTGTTAGTATAAAGAAAAGTACAAAAGGCGGAAATGCTTATTATAGACCTACATTAACGGGAGCTGGTATGACTAAAAAAGGCGTTGAAGCGTATAGACGTGCAAATCCCGGTTCAAAGCTTCAAACTGCAGTGACCGGGAAAAATGTGAAAAAGGGTTCAAAAGCCTGGAGACGTAGAAAATCTTATTGTGCTAGATCTGCAGGACAACTAAGAAATTCTAGCCCTGAGACTAGAAATAATCCAAATTCAAGAATTAATCAAGCGCGCCGCCGTTGGAGATGTTAATAACCCTAACGGTGAAAGTTCATCATATTTGAAAATAAAGTTAAAAGCGTTGTAATAGAAAACATACGATTTTTTCTGTAATATTTGGTCTCAGATTTTGTAGGTGTAAGATTAAGTCTTCCTTCGTCTAAAGAAGCCATAACTGCAATTTTTTGCATATTATAACGTGCGGTATTCAAGGTCATCAAATCGTCAGACATATTAATTAACACCTACTATTAAATTATACACTTTTTTCGATTTTATATTTGTAGCCCTACCATCAACGTCAATATCTATATTATTATCATGAGATTGTTTCCATCGTCCTTCGCAAATACACCATTTATCACCGTCTTTTAAACCTGGAAAATTATAATTAGGTTTTGGAGTAATTAAATCATTACCTTGGGATTTATTGTAATCTAAAAATTTATTTGTCATTTTACCACAAATTGTATGAACCCCTGTGTCTTGGATGCCGGTTGTGCAATAACCATTTCTGTAAAATCCCGTGTTAAGATTGCCACATTTAATTAGTGACTCTCCAAATACGTTGCGTTGTGACATTTATTAAATGATAATTTAATAAATAAGATTAAAATAATAAATGATACCATACAAACTTAAAAGTTGGGTAATTAAAGAAAAATTAAATAAAAGCAGTTTGTCACTTAATAAAAATGCTGTTTATTTTTTAAGTAATAACATTGATTGGATAGACAGACATATGATTGTTGCAAATGATTATGCTTATGTTTTGATAGATGAATTAATTAAAAAAAATGAAATAGACTTAAATTCTTCAAGCTTGTCTAATCATGTTGATATTGAATTATTGTATAACAATAACAAGCAAATTAACCTTGATTATTTTTGGCTTTCTGGGAACAGAAATGCTAATAATTTATTACAAAATAATTATCAAAATCTTAATTATTCAGAAATTTCTGGTAATTCGGGTGCAATTCATATTATTACAAATATGAGTAATGACAGAATTGATTATTCTGAATTATCTAGGAACGAAAATGCTATAGAATTTTTAAAAAACAATAAAAGTAAAATAGACTGGAACGTTTTATCAGGAAATTCCCAGGCAATAGATTTGCTTGCTGAGAATCCAGATCAAATTAACTTTGACGCATTATCCCATAATTACAATATTGATCACCCAAAATTACGTACTATTGTGAATACCAATTTAGATAAACTTGACTGGGAAGAATTATCAGCAAATCCAGGAGCGATTGATATATTATCTCAAAATATTGACAGAATTGAATGGGAAGAATTATGTCAAAATTTAAACGGACCCCATTTATTGACTTATTTTGAAGAAAATATAAATTGGGATATGTTGTCAAGTAATAGTCAGGCAGAGGAACTACTGAAAAAAAATGTTGATAAAATAAACTGGTATTATATTTCTACAAACCCCTGTATATTTGAAACAGATTACAATAAAATGAAAGACAGGCTCAAACCGCTTAGATTTGATTTAATGAAAATTGTATGGACTAATACAATTTTAAATATGTTTGGTGTAAACGTACCTGAAGATGTTACTAATTTAATAATTAATTATATTTAATTTACAATAGGGTAAATTGGACTGTTAGCAACTCCGCAGGTATTCTGACCTCTAGTGATTCTAATATAACCGTTTTCACCCCAGTCTGGACCCCAAGAATTTCTAATTGTCCAATATTTAATTCCCTCTTCTTCTCCATAACCAACTAGTACGACGCCGTGATCCATATTTACAGGAGAATTAGGACACTCTGTTTCTGTTGGGTTATAAATACCCTTATTATATAGTTGCCAATCTCTGTTTGCGTTTACACCAATTGAAAGAGGTCCAATATTATACAGACTGTGCATTAAACCTTCTTCATCACCACTTTTAAATACAACATAATCCGTTAGGTTGTATTTAACAGAAGATGGCTTTTTTTTGCAACTGCCGGTAGTGGCTGTGTAAGGATATTGAGATTCTAGATCATCTTCATCATCTATTAAATAGTCATAAACAGCTCCCATTTCACCCCCTGAACATCCGTTACAACACTTGATAATACGACCTTGATTTACAACACAATCAACTATTTCTTGTTCAGAAAAAATATACTTACAGTCGTGTTTAATTGCTAGTTGAGATTCCAATGCACCTATTGCACTAAAAGCCCAACAGCTTCCACACTGGCCCTGGTCTTTGACGTCTCCGACAACACCGTTATTTCGCCAGTCAAAGTCAGACGGTATAACCGAGGCACTTTTAATATGATGTGTATTACTTTTTCTAACGGGGTATTGGAGTAGCCCATTATTACGTTTAAAAAATTCAAATTTAATATTTGAGAATTTATTATCAACCAAAGAATAACTTAAATTTTTATCATTAATATGATTAATGTATTTTAAATCATCACTTTTGCAAAAACAAGGTATTAGCATTAAATATATAGTTTTGATTAATTTCATTTTATTATTATATATTTGATTTTTTTATATAATTATTTATATAGAAAATTGATTAGATTTAATAAAATGTCGGTTGATAAAAATACAAAATATTATACAACATCAATTAATATAGAAAATTTTAAAGGACTAAAATATTGCAATAATAGTTGTTATATTGACAGTGTGTTAGTTTGTTTATTTGCACCAGACAATAATGGCGATGTTCTTAAATATTTACTTTTGTCTAATATTCAAGAAGACAATAGGCATAATGTATGTTGTGACAATCCAGATATTTCTAAAAATATTCGAACTTTAATACAGAAAGAATTGTCAAATATATATTTAACCTTAAATAATTCAAAAAATTATAATGTTACTAATGTAAATAAATTAAGGCATCTATTTAAATATTGCAGCCATTCCGAAAACTATGGTAATACTGAAATGAAAGACCCGGCTGAGTTTATTAGTTATATTTTTGATTTATTTAATATATCATGTGTTAAAACCCAAAATGTTTATGGTGTTTCTGAGTCTAATAAACTTAAATTATTAGACAAAAGTATAGATACTGACGCATCGTTAGTAATTACTCATATACTTAATTCAGAAATCAGCTTGGACAAGTTAATAACACAAAATGAGCATAATTCAATCAATTTTAATAGGGATAATAATAATTTTACTGGAACTTTTACTATTATTGAAGTAGTAAAATCACCTTTTATTATTTTTCACATACAAAGAACTACACTTTCTAATCATTTTAATACAAATAAAGTCAAGACGCCCGATCATTTTTATTTAAATAAAGTAAAATATACTTTGTCTGCTGTTATAGTATTTAACTCAAACCATTATACAGCTTTTATTAAAAAAGGAAATGAGTGGTACTATTATGACGATACTTCAGAAATGTTGGTTAAACAATATGATAATTTTCAAATTGAAACTAAAGGTGTTTTATATTTTTATTATTGATCATAAATAATGAAACAACTATCTTGTCAATATCTTAATTGCAAATGCAAAATTAAAGAACTATACAAAGATATGTGGAAATGCAAGTGTAATAATTATTATTGTAATGAACATAGATTTAAACACGAATGTTATATGCTGAAAGAAAAATTTGCGATGGAGACAATAATTTCTATGAAAGTAAATAAAATTTAAATATTATAAACCGATTAAATAAATGCAAGACTTCCTAATATTATCGTTTAATTATGCTTTAAAAATTACAGCATTTGCACTATTTGTAGATAATTTATTTAATAATAAATTAAGTAAATTTTGTCTTGAAAATGAAAAAATTAACAAAGTTTGTACAAATACACTATTACTAACAAAATTCACAAAATCTGTTATTGTAAAAAAATTATTCACTACACAACCCTTAAGAATAAGTAAAAATAAATATTTGTTATATTACACCTTAAATAACAAAGAATATTGTATTGTAATTGATAAAAACTCAGGCCCCAAAAAATTTATACAGGCAATTGATGAGAATAATAATGATATTACCCAATTAATATCAGCATTTGCGGGTCCTGCATGCGACTTTCATAATAATAAAATTACACCAAACACCTTAAAATATCAAGAAATTACATTCAACCTTTCTGATGGAAATTCTGTATCTTTTAAAGAAAATGACGTAATTAATCTTACAAATTAGTATTATATTTTAATTATATAAATGCAAAACACTATAAAAGAAAGTCAAATACAATATTTTGTAATAATTTTTGTATTATTTTTAATAGGATGTATAAGTTTATTAATAATTATACTGTTTAAGAAAAATTGTAAAACAAATGAGCTTTATAATAATTTGAATGTAATAGATACTTCGGATTATTCAGACCATTTTAAATTTAAGAATAATCGTGTTTTTGCTTGTATGACAACTATTCCTGAAAGACTTGAAACGCCGTGGTTTACTAAAAGTATACTCAGAACTCTTAAAATATTAAAACGTTCTAATATATGTTTATTTTTATCAATACCATATAAAAAACGAGTGGGTGGAAATATTTATAGAATACCTAAATTTTTATTAAATCTTTCAAAACGTAATAGAAGGTTTATTATACATAGATGCAACGATTACGGTCCGGTCACAAAATTATCTGGACCATTATTATCAGATTTCGTTCCAAAAGACGCTTGTATAGTAATATGTGACGATGATCAATTATATACAGAATTGTTGTTTGTTAGACTAGCAATTGCTGCTTACAGAAATCCTCTGAATGTAATTAGTCCGCAGCCTGTCAAAAAATTATTCACAAATAAAAACGGGCATGTTCTTAGAAAAGAAGGCCCTTATAATTTAGACACAACATCAAACGAAATAATGGGATTTCAAGGATTTGCTTTTATTAAAAAAATAATGATTCCAATATTAGATATTGATATACCAGATTCTTGTTTTAGAATTGATGATCATATAATATCTTATCATATGATGAAGGAAAATATATATATTAAATATTTAGAACCAACCAGAGGAATGCAGCGCAAATATATTTTAAAACAAGAAGACTTGGATGGAACAGTTCCTGATTGGCCTAAATTAAATGAAGATGAAATAGACGATAAAAGATACAAATTAGCTTTAGAATGTAAAGACCAATTTAATTTAAAAGATTAGTATTGTCAATAAAATGATTATGCATAATAGTTTAATAGAAAATTATAATAGAGTAACTAATACTTCCAAAACTCAAGGTCAAGTTGAAAATGAATTAAACTCGTTACCTATTAACACACCTGACTGTGATTTAATTGTAAATAATATTAATACTAATTTATCTGAATCTGTTATAAATGATAATTTAGAAGCACCTAAGATGGAAATTTCAACTCCTGTCGGAAACACTGATAATATAAATTACGAAGAACCAATAATGACTGTTGTTTTGAACAATAAAACAGCTGTTGAAGAACCTGATACTACAAAAGAGGATCTTCTACTACCCGAGCAATATAGTGATACTTTATCTACACTAACCCTTAACGACATAACAATTGATGATCTTGAAACTACTTATTAATGATTTATTATAAAATTATAATAAATTACAAAGACACCGCAACTTTTTCTTGTTTATTTACAGTATTTTGTTCTGTTTCAATAGTGCTTGGAGCTTCGATAGGAACTTCGTTTTCAACTTTCAAAAACGTCATCATATTTTTATAGATATTTTCAATATCGGCACCATGAACTGTTAGTTTTTCCATAAACTTACCGTCGAAATAAAAGTGAAAAACTGGAACTCCCGACACAGCTTTTCCTCCTGGAATACCTGCTTCGGCGTCTTCTTTACAGAAATTTACAACTTTTGCAAAATTTTCTTTGTTTGCAAGACTTGCAAATTTAGGTGCTATTGTTTTACATGGACCACACCATTCTGTATAATTGTCTATAATTGTCAAACGTTTTTGTTTGTCGTTAATTATAAGTTCTCTATGTTCAAAACTTTTAATTTTAATAACATTGCTCGGTACGTCAGAAAAATTTTCTGCGGGGGTTTCCGTCGTTTTTTGAGCCAAACTGCCATAACTTTGATAATTACTATTGTTTCCGGGCATTATTTAATTTTAAAAATTTATTTTATAAACCGTATTAATTTTACTTAATGGTTTTTAAAATAATTATTTATAATGTAATAATTTTATAAATAATGTCTTCAAAAGATAAAAAATACCGACAAATAACTAAGTTGGGTAATTTAGAAAAATTAATAGTTAATTTGACTTCTAAAATAGAAAAACAAAATAATATGATTGGTATTCTAGCTAAATATTTAAAAAATGAAAAATCAAAATTAGATAATTTTGAAACTGAATTAAAAAAATGCAAGGCGGAAATTGACACCGTAAAATTATACAAAACTACGGTTGAGAAAAATACAACACCAAACAATGAAGATATAATTATGGTACTACCCGATGATAAATCTGATAATAAAACACAGATTGTAATAGTAAATGACGAGAGTGAAACATTGAAATCATCCGATAGTGATGATATTTATGGGTGGATGAAATGTAATCATGTTTCACAATTTGAAAATTTATTTGAAGAATGTGAAAATTTATAATTAAATTGATTTAACACAGTTTCATATAATTAAAATAATTATATGAAACGAAATTTGACTAAAGCTGAAATTGTTTACATATTAGATTTTATTAAGGAAAATCAGCACATACCACTAAAAATAGCTAAAGAAATATGTGACAATAATAAAAATAGACTAATTAAACAGCTTACAAATATACAAATATATCCAGAACTTATAGACGATCTAAAAGAAGAAATCAAAAATTACTATAAAAAGAGCCTGATTCACGCAGGCGAAAGCGTTGGGGTTTTGTGTGCTCAATCTATTGGCGAAAAACAAACACAAGGCATGTTAAATACATTTCATAAAGCAGGCATGTCGGAGAAAACGATGACATCTGGCGTGCCTCGATTTCAAGAACTAATTAACGCTACAAAAAAACCTAAAATTGTTAATAACAAAATTTATGTAAAAAACTGCGACAACAAAAGCTTAGAAGAAGTAAAGGAAATTGTAGGTTCTAATATAGCATGTCTATATTTAAAAGACGTTGTAACCTCCTTTGAAATTTCTGAAATTTCTGAGAGGGAACCATGGTATGATATATTTGATATAATTTACAATACTAAATATCAAGATCATAAACAGTGTGTTAAATTTAAATTTAATTTGGAGAAATTGTTTAATTTCAAATTAACGCTCAAAAAGATTTCAAACAATATTGAAAAGGAATACCCCGATGTTTTTTGTGTATTTTCACCTCTTGGTACAGGAGAATTACATATATATCCTGATGTATCTAGTGTCAAATTACCTGACGGACCAACTTCATTTATAACAGAAGAAAACAAAGAGCTTATGTATATTGAAGAATGTGTAATTCCTGCATTAGAAAATATTTGTATAGCTGGTATAGAAGGTATTTCAGAAATCTTTTATATAAAAGAGAAAAATAACTGGATAGTTGAAACAAATGGAATAAATTCAAGAAATATAAGTTTGACTTTTATAAACTATAAAAAATTATTGGCATTACCTTTTATAGAGTTTTCTAAAACTTTGTCTAATAATGTATGGGATATTTTAGATGTACTAGGAATTGAAGCCGCAAGAAATATGCTTATTGACGAGTTTATGAATATTATGGAAGGTATTAATGTATGCCACGCTATTTTATTAGTAGAAAGAATGACGTTTGCAGGCAGTATATCTTCTATTACTCGTTATACAATGAAGAAAGATGAAAACGGCCCTTTTGGAAAAGCGTCATTTGAAGAAACTATGGACAACTTCTTAAATGCGGCAGCAAAAGGAGAAATCGAACCAACAGAATCTGTGAGTGCTTCTATAGTGTGCGGAAAACGAGCTTGTATTGGAACAGGATTAAGTAATTTAAAAATCAATCTAGATTTGCTTGAAAATATTTAATAATAATGAAAATTCCCATTTACACCTTGTGCCCAAGAATACCCATATATTACATTAATTAAATCTATGAAATTTTCTCTAGTAACAGTGTCATTATCTACGTAAGTTTGATTTAAAGTACAATAATTACTTCTCATTTTATTAATTATAAACAAATTAATCAAATTTCCAATTTTTCCAAGCAAGTTTGTATCTGGGATCTGCATTATATAAAGGGTCTAAACGCAGAGTACAATTTGCCCTAATTGCAAGCTGTTCCAAAGATTCTTTTAGAACAATGCTTTCTATTTGAGTACTTTCCCAAAAAGGAGATTGTACTAATAAATTAACAAATAGATCTTTACTATGTCTATTTACTTCGCAACACACAATAAAAAGTAAATCATTATATACACCTTGAGGCATCCAAGCAAGAATCATATTTTCATTATTATATGATGTGCCTTTATTTTCTAAATTTTGTCTGTATGTTTCAAGATTGTTTATTTTATCTATAATTTGAACATCTTCTTTGCAGCTGTTGCCTTTACCGTCTATAATATTATTTAACCAGTGTTTTGATATGAAACTGGCCTCTTGAATTGTTATTACTTTTAGATCAAGGGTTAGATCTAAACTACTTTGATATTTTCTTGGATTTCCGTTTGGCATTTTATAAGGTTTAATTCCGCTTACCGAAACAACAACAAATAAAAATTTAATAAGTTTACAGATCATTTTGATAATAGTATCTATTTTTTAAAATGGTGTTTCTTTGGTTTAAAAAGCTATTTATTAAAATTAAATGTCTTTGGCAAAAAGTTATTTTATTGAGAACAAAGGAAAAAATTGGGATGAATGGCTTGAATTTGAAACTACATTTGACAAACCAGGAAAACAGGGACTTGTTGGTTTATTGAGAATGAAAGATAACAATAGTATTAAATATATTTTTAAAATATCTCAAAACATAAATTATTTAATAGAACATGAATCAGTTGTAATAGAAGGATTGTCGGAAATATCATGGTTACCTCATTTTCCATTGTACATGGGTACAATTAAAACATATGTTGATCCTAAAAATAGGAAAAGTGGGAATCCGTTTGATGTATCAAAAACAAAATGTAAAGTTCTTACAAGTGTTTTAATATGTGAATATATAAGCAATTCTTGTAAATTTTACAATTATATTAAAGCAAACGACAAAATATCAAACGACGTTTTGATAAACTGTATTAAACAAGTAATGATTGCAATTTCTGTAGCCCAATGTAAAAAACAGTTTGCTCATTATGATTTGCATTCAAATAACATAATGATGCGGCAATGTGATAAAGATTTGGTTTTGTGTTACGTAATAGATGAAACAACTCAAATTGTAATTCCAACTCTTGGACATATACCAGCTATTATAGATTTTGGGTTTTCATACATTAACAATATGGAAAATAAACCTTGTTGGCCAAGTATGGGTCATACAGAAGCTGGTTATTTTAGTGATCATTTTGACTGGGTTCAAGATCCAAAACTATTTTTAGTTAGCGTAACAAAAGAAATTCAATTAAAACGTAAAAAATGTGAAACTACTAGAAATTTACGAAATATTGTTAAAAACATTTTTAAACCATTAAATATTAGCTGGTCTTGTGGATGGAATAAAAGCCAGAAAAATAGTACATCAGATTACGTGTCTTATATGATAGAACCTTATGGAGAAAAATCAGCAATATTTACTGAATATTTGCATTATTCTTTAGACATAATTCAAAGTCTTATAGACTTACCTTTTACAGAAAAACCTTACAAAAATAAAATAACCAACATATACAAAATTTTTATCAATGAATGGGTTAAAATTGAAAACCAAATTAAATCGCCTTTTTTCAATATGTATATATTAAAGGAGATTGTAAATATTGCTCGTTCGTTAAAAGTATCTTATCACAAAAAATCGTCACAAATTAAATGCGAAAATGAATTTAAAACCAGATGTTTAGAGTGTATAGATACACATGCAAAATGGTTTAGGTCATGTAAAATAAACTTTCCGTTGATGTTATGTGCTTTGTATATGCTTTCAAATTGTATTGAAGGTGTCTATTTTGATGCTACTTTATGTCTAAAAGAAAAAAATAAAACTACTTATTCTAATATGAAAGTTGATAATACATTTCAAATTTTTGCAGCCTTAGATATCAATTTCTGCAGTAATTATGTATATTCCGATAAAACAAAAGTATTAATTGTATCTGAAAATCAAAAATTTATTGAATTACACAATAATACAATTGATAAATTAAATGAATCTCATCCGTTAACCCACGGATCAATAATATATAAATTATCACAACAATAAGACATACGAAGTTTCAGGGCAATTTGCCTCGCGTAATTTATTTACGATTGATTTTCTAAGAAAATCAATGTTTGGCGTGTTTGTATTGAATTTTTTAATACAATTGTTATCAATTTCCATGCACATACCGTAGTCAATCAGATATATTTCATTTTTGTATATCATAAAATTTTGTATGTTTGTGTCATTATATAAAATATTAAGCTTATCAAGAGATTTACATATTTTTAGTATTCTTTTTTGATATTTTTTCGACAACTTGCCGTCATTTTCTTCCAGGTACTGTGTCAAATGCTTGTCAAGTTTATCCATTACTAAATACTTATGTACTGGATCTACGTCATAAATAAGTGGAGCAATACCTTCAGAAGAAGCTAAAGACTGAAAATCCGCCTCCTTTAATATATTTTTATAAGATTTTCTTTCAGGAAATGTTTTCATTACAAATTCACACCCTTTATTATCTTTAACCACATAACAAATACCTTCTTTGCTAACACTTCCAGTACGTCTAATTTTAGTATATTTATCTTTTGTGACCGATTTGTATTTTTTGTATTTTGTAAATTGTTTTTTTATTTTTGAAATAAGTTCGTCTTTGTTACCAGATTTTGAAATTTCTAGTATATCTAATATATTTTTTAATTCATTATTTGACAAATTATTCATTATTATATTTTAATCTGTTATTAATAAATGGAAGATAAAATTAAAGAAACTTTAGTTAAAAATTTTGATAATTATATAGAGATGTTAGAAAATGACGATTTTGAAAAAGCGTTAATAAAAGAATTAAATGAACGTATAGATATACCTGTTATAAACGAGAAAACTGAAAAGAAAATATTGAAAGGTATTTACAGGGCTGTTTTAACAGCCCTGTCTAAAATAGATCCTGAAAAACTGTAATTTACTTTTAAAATAATAATTTTAAAAGTAAAATGAGCGACTACGAATTTATATTCAAGTATATAATTATTGGTGATAGTAGCGTTGGAAAAACATCGCTAATTTCAAGTCTCATGAATGCCTCGTTTAAAAAAGAATATATAACCACAATAGGAGTAGATTTTGGCTCAAAAATATTAAAACTGGATGATCATACTGTAAAAATACAAATTTGGGATACAGCAGGTCAAGAAGCGTTTAAATCAATAACAAAATGTTATTATAGGGGTGCAATAGGATGTGTAATAGTATTTGATATAACAAATGTAAAAAGTTTTGAAAATGTTAAATCATGGCTAGATGATGTAAATCACTCAGATAGATCTGATAAACGGCAAATAATCATAGTAGGAAATAAAAAAGATTTGGAAGAATATAGAGCAGTTTCAAAAAAGGAAATTAATGATCTTATTTCTACTTTAGAAAATGTAAAATATTTTGAAACAAGTGCTTATGATATCACAAGCGTTGATAAATGTTTTGAAATTTTAACACGCGACGTTATAAATAATCTAGATACAAGTAAGTTAGATAGTTTTGGTTATGGAGCAAAGAAAATACTAATAGAACCAGAACAATCTCAATCTAAATATTTTTATTGTTGTTAAATATATTCAAGAACTCTTGACACTATATCATCGCATACTTTTTCTTTTTGTATCAAATTAACACCTATTTTTAATTTTTCTTCATACTTGCGTTTTTTATTTCTAAAATTTCTCCAATCTATTAAAAATTGTTCTTCACTCTTACAAAAAACACACAATTCATAATTACTTGTGTCTATATATGTTATATCAGTTATATTACCGCAACAAATGGCACATTTTATTTTTGTCTTAGTCATTTATATATTATTCTCTAAGACTTTAATACTTTTAATGATTTAATAAATAAAATTTATCAACTTAATAATTTTATTATTTAGTTAAAATAAAATGCCGGCTTCTCGAAAAAAGCCAATTAAAAAAACTCCGTGCTTACATCGCCCGCGAGTAACAAATTCGAAAGGTAGATGTAGACTTCGTAAAAGCTGTGCGGGTAAACCAAGATCGTTATACAAGGTAAAAAATCCCCGCAAAAATTGCAAAAAATCAAGACGTTATAAAAAGAGCAGTAAGTCGCGTTGCAAAAGCAAACGTTCAAAAAAAAAAGTTAAATTGTCTAAAAAGAGCAGTAAGTCGCGTTGCAAAAGCAAACGTTCAAAAAAAAGTTAAATTGTCTAAAAAGCGTAAAACTGATCCCGATGCTTTGAACGGGACGCAAGTAATAACTTAGACGAGGCAGAAGAAGCGGCGGCGGCGCGCTCAAAACTAGGCATTGAAAACCTTGTATGAAAGTAAACTCGGCGCGGGAGCCGCTGCTTCTGCCGTGAGCTCTATTAAATCAGCAAAAAATAAAGTTTAAAACAATTTTACTGAGTTATAGTCCACCACATATTATTGCACTTCTAACAAATCCTAAGTAATCAAAACAAATATTTTATATACGTAAAATGTTAAAAGTAACTTTACAAGATTTAGAAAACGATCTTAAAGTTAAAAGGGACTCGTTATCTTTAGCTCACGAAGATTTGAAAAACGACAATGATTGGTGGAATAAATTAATTATTATATTATCGCTTGCTAATGGTGGTATTGAATCTGTTAAAATGCAATTAGAATGGGATGATAATATTGCTAATTTACTACCAATTTTTTTGTCATCTACAATTGCAGTATGTTCCGCCTTAGTTAAATTTAAAAAGTTCCCCGAACAAATGGAAATCTTGATTAAATCGTCAGGTATAATAACAAATACACTAACCAAGCTTAGAAATAACCCAGAATTAACAGATCAGTTATACAAAGAATACAATGAAAGTCTTGAACAAGTTGAGACTGCATTGTATCCTGATTTAAGACGTAAATTTTTACAAAAAAGTCACAGAAATTTAATGCATATATACAAATTGGAAGAAAAATATTATAATTTGATTACCAAATTAAATGAGAAAGAAGACGATATTTTGTCAAAACAGCCGCATGTTTTGGAAGATGATGATATTGGTTCTGAAGACTCGTTAGCCAGACCAAAAACTCTAGCAGGTGCTGTTACTGAATCTTTGAAAAAAATCGAAAGGAATCTTACAAATCACTCAATTAACAGCGATGATTCTGAAACAAAAAGCGACACTGGTGTACTTTAATTTTTTATTAAAAATTAAAGTAATATTTTAAGGCGAATAACCGAAATAAATATTTGGAATATAATCATCTGTAATTGATGCATCATCTGATTCCTTGTCGTATTGCACGCTTTGTACAACCAATGAGTTGCCTATGAGTGAATCTGCACCTCCTTTTGTGCATTTATCGACTACTGGGAAAAAATATTTAGCGTCTCCCACTCTAATAGCATTATCGTAAATATTAAGTACTGCCGTTTTATTACCATCTTCAGAGGAATCAGTCATGTTATTCTTAAGATTCAAAGTACTTTGTATGGTATTTGATTCCATAGTACTTGTACCGCTTTCAATAAATAATGCTGTTTTATTGTCTTGATCATCTACTGACATAGATGGATTATATCCTTTTACTGATAATGATGTGTCATTACTTCCAGCAACGTTCTCAAAATGTTTAATAGTTATTAAGTTTGGTTGAATTTCTGACCCGGTAAGCGCTTCTCCGGTATCTGGGTCTATTTCAATTTCTTCTAATAAGCCACCAACTGGATTCCAAAAGAATCGCAAATATTTGGTAACCCACCGCGGGTTAAAATCATTTATATATAAAAACATTGCAGGCCACGGTTTATTAGCAACCGCATGTGAAGGTGGTGCGAATTTTACCGGTGTTATAGATCCGTCTGTAATTTCATGAGCACCAACTGAGTTATTTGCAATTTGTGTAGATGTAATTGTGGAATCTACTAACATAGAACCGGTAATTCCTTGTTGGGTTATTTTCCATTCAGATCCGTTCCATATTAATAATTCTGTTTGACTTTCTGTACCTAACTCAAGCTTGGTTGTTGTAATTGCTTCGTTTGAAATTTTATCGGATGTAACTGCGTTTATACTTATATTATCTGGGTTAACAGCGGCTATTCCTAATTTGTCTGATGTAATAGAATTATCTATAATTTTTGATGTTCCTATAACACTCTCTGCAATTTTATCGGCTGTCACTGCGGAGTCCGCTATTCGCGAATTTGTAACTGCGTTGTTCGCAATTTTAGTTTCTGTAACAGCTGCGTCTGAAATCATAGTATTAAGAATACCTTCGTCAGATATTTTAATTTTAGCGTCGCTAGTTGAATCGGTCACACTTAGTCCTGAGGCACCTCCATCAGGATTTACCGATGTAACACCAGATGACGGAATAGAACTTGAGTCGGCAACTGTCCACATTAGGTCTGTATTATCCCATAAAAGTATTTGATTATCTATAGTCCCTTTTTCTAATTCTATTAATGGAACTGACGGAGTTCCGTTATTTTCTATAGGACCTGTTGTGCTTATAGATGTAATTGCGGTTATTGGTAATTCGCTAGTATCTCCGAGTTGCCATTGTTGTCCGGAAGCATCCCATAATAATAATTGCTTATCGGATTGACCTTGTATTAATTTAATTAATGGACTTTCAGGGGTGGTGTTATCTACTACTATTGGGGAAGATCCAGCTATATTAGTAATACTTTGTGTGTAATTTACTCGTTCCCAAGATCTATTTCCATTACCGCCACTATCGGTCCAAAGTAATATTTGGTCATTGTTGTCGCCGCCTTCCAATTTATCAGGGGTGACTGCTTCACTTTTAATCATATTTGAAACGACTCCTTCTGTTTCAATATTAATTTTAATATCGCCGCTAGTGGGAAATATTGTTAAACCTGAAATATTATTAGATTCATAATCAGTTTTTACCGCTACACTTGTAACAATGTTCATTTCTGTGTCTACGTTATTCCATTGATCCACCCCACCATATCCCCATAAAAGTATTTCTTTTTTACCGGTTGTACCTGGTTTTAATTTAGTTGGTAATACATTTCCATCTTTAATCATACTTGATGTTACACCCATATCCGATATTTTGACATGAACATCCCCAATTGGATCTGTAATAGTTAGACCTGATTCACTGCCATCGGTATTTACTGAATTAACACCTTCTACAGGGGGGTTATAATCAGCCAATTCCCATTTTTCACCACCCGCACTATCATCCCATAATAAAATCTGAGTTTTATTTGTGTGGCCATTAGCCAATTTATCAAGAGTTATTGAATTATCATCAAGTTTTTCAGTTGTTACATTTTTATCTGCTATTTTTGATGTTGTTACGGCACCGTCAGCAAGTTTTAATTCAGTAATACCATCATCAACTATACACATTTCTACATCTTGATTTTCTGAATTTGTCAAGGCTTTTAAGCCGCTCCCTGTAGGCGTTTTAACAGCAGAAATACCAGTTTCGCAAGCACTCACCGGTGCATATTCCCAAGAAGTACCATTATATAATAATATTTTGTTATTTGAACTTGTCATACCATCCGTATTTATAGGTTTTGCTAACTTAGATGGTCTTATTGCACCCTCTGCAATTTTAGAATTATTAACGGCGGCTGTTGCTAAAAAATTAGATGTTATAGAATTATCTTTTATAGATAATATCTTAGCATTAGTGTCACCTTCTATTTCTGTAATTTTATCCATTTTCATAAGAGGAGCGGTGGCGCAAATAATTTCGCCAGATGAATTTTCTTTAATTATACATTTTAACAATTCCATATTTATTCTATTTGAAGTTGATCCCATTATCAGTCTATTATCGCTGCAAGATGAAGACATTTTATATTTATACAATATTTTTCTATTGTCTAAATATAAATGGAATCAATTAATAGTTACAGAAATATTGAAGAATATTATAATTCAATTCACACTGAACAACAGTTAATATTATCTAATCCTGCAACGCTGAATAGGGTGAATAACCATAGTAAAATTGGATTTGTTCATATTGGTAAATGCGGAGGTACAGAAGTATTAAGACATTTAAAACCAGAAATCAGAGAAATACACTGGGAAGAAGACCCGTGCAAATGGCAAAATTATAATACAAAATGGATAGTGTGGATTAGAAATCCATTTGCAAGATTTGTTTCCGCATTTTGGTATTCTTACAATGGTATTAATATACCATGTGAAAATATGGTGTCGTGTCCTCATGCTCCAATACAGAAAGCTGAGAAAAATGGATATCCAAGTCATACATCTCTTCAAAAGAACGGATTTAAAATATTTTCAACTCCAAATGAATTAGCAGAATCCTTATACAGCCCTGACAAAAATCTTAGTAAGCTTTCACAAAATATGCTTACAAACGGCGGAGAACATTTACCGTGTGGTTTATCGTATTATTTAGACGGTGGTAAATGGCTTGAAAATAACTCTAAAATATTATTTGTAGGATTATGTGAAAATATGGAAGAAGATATAATTAAAATGAAAGAGAAATTAGGGGACGAACTGTGCTGGAAAAATAAAGAAATTAAATATACTAGAAAAGCTAAAGTCGGTAATAAATATTTATCGGAAAAAGCCATCTCGAATCTTAAAAAGTTTTGGAAAAACACCGAACTTAAAACAGTCTATAAATTATACACTCAAAATTATATTGATTTCGATACATTTTTAGACTACAACACTTATAAATATATAGTTTAATTACTGATAATTGTATAATATGTAATTATTTATAAAATCTTGCAAAATTAAATTGTCGTTTATAATGTTTTCCATTTCTTTCAGCCTTAAAATTGCTAGATTTTTTGCATATGGTGTAATAATATAATTGTCTTCAACCAGTAAAGACAATTTATTTTTAAAATGTTGATGCACATCTTCAATAATATGTGTATTATCTTTGTAAATTCCATAATCTATCATTCTTTTAATACCTTTTTCACCAATTGATTCAAGTTTGTCTGCGTCTGACACAATATTTCTGAGAACTAAAATATCATCATCTAAATCTATAGTTTTTTTCTGATTTCTTAGTTTATATTCTTTCGAAAATGATATATTGTCAATGATGTCTATTATAGATAATATAGTTTCTTTTGTATAATTATGATCAAGTAAAACATTAGTAAATTCTGATTTAAGTTTATTAATTTCATCGTCCGAGTCAAAATATTTATGATCCCATATATCATGACCAAGCGCCGCTGTTGTTACAATATTTTTTTGTTCTTCTGTAAAATAATCAAATTTCATTAGTATTAAAGAATTATTTTTAACATCGAGCACATGATTCCAATCATGAGATTTATCTCGGGTTTTATAAAAATTTTTTATAGCTTTTTCAACACTATTCATATCCATGATTTAAAATTAATTTCATTTTAAATTATAATTATATTTCAATTCAAATATACCATAAATTATACTCTTTGAAACGATTGATTTTGTTATCTAACCCCCGTATCCAGTTATTGTGTATTAAATATGGATTTCTACACTTTGTTTTAGATATAAAATATCTAAAACCGTTTGGATATTTATACGGACATAAACATCCGATCTTTTTCGGGTCAATTATATTATTCAAAACTTTTTGATCTGTTAAACCACCAGGTTTGCATTCTAAAATTTTAGGATAAGCAGCTTCCATTATTTTAATCATATAAGTTGTAGGTGCTATAAACATAACACCCGAACAATAATTCCAATTACCTTTATTAAACCCATTTTTATTGAAATGTTTTTGGTCGCTCTGCATATATATGTCCATGGGTGGTAATGTGAAATAATCTTCTACAATATTTTGATTAACTACAATATCTGTGTCTAAATAAAATACGAATTTACCTTGTTTTAACATTTTGTTAATTGCTAAAACTTTATTACATGTTATGTTTTTAAAATTATCGGCGGCAAATGTAGTTTCCGCTGCAATATTGTCATTTATTAATGAGTTATTGTATTTAATACCCTCCGATTTAACAGCTTTAAGGGCATCATTATCTAATGGAAAAACTACCAGCAAATCTGATAAATTAAGTTTGCGTAAAGTATATAGTAAATTTTTCCATTCTTCTATTAGTCCTTTTGTGAAAAAGTTAACAATTACACACTTATTTCTCATACTATTATACAAAAGTTTGTCAAATGTATGTTTGTTAGGATATGATTTAGGTATTTTTTCTAATTTAGGGTGAGACATTTTAACATCTTCTGATGTAAAACATTTGTATAAATTACGGTCGTCTAATTTACGAAAATCAGACTTTAATTCTTTAACATCATCACATATAACAATAGTTCCTTCTTTTGTTATATTTTTAAGAGTGGTTTCGTGTAAATAATTTTCCTTAAAAGACTTTAGATAATCCTTATATGTATGTGTTATCTCAAAATTTGATTTGTTACTACACGTATTTGTGTGGTACCAAATAGACAGCCATACAATTATAGTAAGAATAATAAAAAATCCTATTATCTGTGAAGTTGTAGTTGTAATCATTTATATTTATTCAACATAAATGATTATTTTTCTTCATAATAGGATTTTAAATTTTAAGTACTAGGATTTTATTCGTTTTTACAGGCCTGGACATGTTTCTTTCTTGTGACTATACCATTCTAAAAAACAATCTGGATGTAAGATTTTTAATCAATGTTCTCTTGTTTGTTGGTTTTTGATGCTTTTTCTATAGTCATTTCCAGTTCTATTTTATATTGCTATATTTATTATTTCTGTTTTGGTTTGTTTTATCATAACGAGGTTTAATAACGTTTTTAACATAATTACTTTCTGGTTTGTACATTTTTTCTAATGTGTCACTGTAAATCATATTCAAATATACCAAACTTTTAAACACGCCTCTTACGCGTCTCTTCGTTTTATTGTAATAATTTTCAATAGCTATTTTTAAAAAATGCATTATATCAGGAATACCAAATAACATCCACCCCGAAAACGAAAACTTAATTCTTCCCTCCTTAATAACATCTGAAGATTCAAATGCTTCATTTATCAGCTTTGTTTGAGTCGTTCCGCTAACCTTAATATTACTTAAAAATAATTTGTATTCTTTATCAACATTGACTTTGTAAAATTTACCTTGTATTGTTTTTTTTGCATGATCTTCATCAGGCCCTGGAAATTCCGAATAATAATCTAGCATTTATTATTTTTAGTAATAAGTCACTGTTAATTATCGATTAATTTTTAACCATTTCAACAAAAGCATTCGCGTAATTAATCTGCCTAAATATTCCCGCATTACCATGATCGCCGGCATTTTTATCATCCACAATCACATTTCCATTTGTTATTTTACCAAAATATAACACCTCATCTAAAAGTATTTCATTTGCACCAACAATCAATGTGACTCTATTAGTTGCTAGATTAGACGCAATTTCTGGTGGCGTATCGGTTGCCGAATATTTGTAATCTACACTACCATCAGCTAATAGTGGCATTTGCGGCTCATTATAACCTATTTGATCCATCGGTAAATACACTGATCGTTGCCCCCAACCAAAGGCAATGGATCTATTTGATAATAATGTAGTATTGTAATTAGTAATCCATGTTCGAAATTTAGTACCCCAATCTTTCCAGTTACCATACAAAACAGGAGATTCCCCCCAATAATTTGTAACTGGTTTATTTTGCGAAGCCAAAACAGCAGCTGCACTTGCACTTATGGAACCACCTGCACTTGATCCATATAAAGTTATTGGAATATTATCACCTTCCAAACTTCTTAGTTTTTGAATAGCATCTAACACTGTATCTACTTGGGAATTGTAGCGGAATTCTGGACTATTTCCGTAATCAAGAGCTATAAAATAAAAATCGCTTTTACCTTTCTTATTTAATAAAGAAATTTGCAAATCAGGGCGGGCAAAAAAATCGGATGATGTATTACCTTGCCAAGATCCACCATGTACAATTATGACAGCTCCTTTTGCTTTTTTAAGTGGTTTTCTAACCCACGATCCTCCAATACTATTTTCTGATTTCCAATACGTCAGTTGATATGCGTCCATTAATTGTCGACTTTGTTTATCTGTCATAGCGAATATATCATTACAGAGTGGTCTATTTTCATTTTGGATTTTTGGTAAAGTTGGCCTGTACAAATTACTATAATTGTAATTTGCCACTGGATACTGCGAAAAAGCATTGCACAAGTCTGTATTACTTGTGAGAACAGGATAAAATCCCGGATTACCTAATGTGCGTATTGACTGTGCCGGCCATGTTGAGTCACCACCAGTACAACAAGGGGGTCCTAATTCACCTTTAATATTTTCACTCCCATTTATTTGCGATAAGGCAGCTGCATAACATTGTATTAAATCAGAAATTTGATCACTATGTGCATTACAACAAGTTTCCTCGCAATCAGTTCATGCCGGTGAGGCTGTTGGTGCAAAATTTTCAATGCTAGCTTCATATTCCCCAAGATTGTAAATTATTCATTTATAATAATAATTTTTATAATTAATTATAAAAATGGCTCTTATTCACGGTGGTAAGCAAAAACAATGTAAAGAAATAGCACAGGTTATAGTTAATGTAAGTAAAGATTACAAAATCAAATCATATTGCGAGCCTTTTGCAGGAATGATTTCCGTATTTGGTATAATTTACGATCATTATGAAGACAATATTAAGTATAAATTTGGAGATTTAAACCCTTCGACAATATTTATGTGGAAAAAAGCTCAAAAATGTTGGTATCCTCCAACTAAGTGTTCAAAAAGCGAATATGAATACTACAGAACAGCCCGACCATCTGCCGAAAAAGGTTATTTTTGTCATACATACGCATTTATGGGACAATTTTGTGAAAAATATGCATGCGATTATGGGAAACCGGAGTCTAGTAGTAAAGGTAGTCAAAGAGTACATGATTTAGGTATAAAAGCACAAAACGGTTCTTTTAGCCATGGAGATTATAAACAGTTTTCCAAATTAAAAAATTCTATTATATATTGCGATCCGCCTTACGAAAATTCGTCACAACGCTATTTAACAGCGAAGCACGCGTTTGACAGCGAAGAATTTTGGTGTTGGGTTAGAATAATGGCAGAAAATAACTTATTATTTGTAAGTAGCTATGAGGCTCCAAAAGATTTTAAATGTATTTGGTCGAAAACACATAAATTAACGGGAGAACAAAAAAATAACAAAAACAAAGAACGTGTAGAAAAATTATTTGTGTATAATATTTGATTTCATTTATTATTGTGTAATAATAAATGAAATGTTGGGATGGGTATGAAAGAGTTCCTGGGACAATAGAAGGTACAAAAGGATCGTGTAGAAAATCCACCAGAAAAAGTCCGGTAAAAAAGCGAACAAAAGCACCTATCAAACGAAAATATTATAAGAGTCCAAAAAGGTGTAATAATTCATCTAAAAAAAGACGTAAATCTAAGAAAACGTCCATCAAAAGACGTAAATCTAAGAAAACTTCAGTGAAAAAACGTAAATCTAGGAAAACTTCAGTGAAAAAACGTAAATCTAAGAAAACTTCAGTGAAAAAACGTAAATCTAGGAAAATATCGATCAAAAAACGTAAATATAAGAAAACTTCAATGAAAAAACGTAAATATAAGAAAAAGACAGAAAGTTTATATTTGGTGACTTCTACTAAAGACGGACCATGTTTTCGTCATATTTCGCCATCTATTGAAAAATCCGATGAATTAGAAACTACAAATACTGTTGATACCGAAGCTAACTCACAAGCTGTTAAAAAATTAGAAATGATAGAGTCTTTGTTAGCGGATGATCCGAAATGCGCAATATATATGAAAAACCCGTATTTATTAATACCTTATGAAGAAAAGAAAGAGTTACAGGCGAAATTAATAGGTAAGATATCAGCGGGAGAAAATATTACTATAGCAGAAGAGAACGCACTAGAAGAACTAGACAAGGCAATCAAGGTCGATCCCGTCGAGGTGAAGATGAAGGAAGATGCACAAGCCAAATGGAACAAAAAATATATGGAGGATGGCGACGACGGCCAGCCATCTCAAGGAAAATTTTGGTATGAGAAAATTAACCAATTTGTTCTTCCAACTCGTTTTATATCATATAGTATGGACGCGGCGAAAAGACGCAGCAAATATGAAAATATCTATAGGGCAAATGGTATTTTTGAGAAAACACAAAGAAAAATTTGGTTAGAAAAATTTCTGAATTTATGTAAAAAAGAAGAAGAAGCTAAAGAATTACGTACGAAAAAGAAGAATTTGGAAGAAAATATAGAACTCTACACTGGTAAAATTCAAAATACCAGTAAGACAACAGACATCGACGAATTTAAGAAGCAATTGGATGCTGATAATGTTACCCTTCGTTCTAACGCAGGGATATTACAGGATGTTTATAGTGGAATGAGAACAAACAACAATGAATTGCAGTTCAGTAAGGAGGAGTCTGAAAGCTTGAACATATATTGGCAATGTCCGATGAATGTCCTTTTACCAGATAATAAAGATACAGTACCAGGATATGCCGCTGCTAGAGAAAATAATGAATTAATTTTTAGAAATTTTGATATAGAGTCTCTTGAAAAATGTACAGTTGAGGAAGTTAAAAAATTGAGACCAAATGGTATGTTATTTTCAGGGGAAAATGAGGCATCGTCTGATTGTCATATTGCAAAAGAGGCATATAAATTAAAAATATTAGCTGCTAATATGACATTAAACCCCCTTATCATTTTTAAATGTATTGAACCACAAATTGATGAGTACAACGCGCGCGCCGTGCCATTGCCTAATAAAATAGCTGGTGGCCCATTGTTTGTTGGGGAAAAGGCGGGGATCACTATAGCAGGGTTTGCAATCCGGAAAAAACTTAATAACTCCACACGTTTTCCGACAGATGGAATGGCCAAATGCGAGCTACTTGCACTGTATTATTTCTTAACTAATGTTGCCAGTCCAGTTAATAATGCGGGCATGGATATTGTATATTCAACTATATCGAGTTTAATACCGGTTGATGACGGCGAAGACGATGATTTTAGAGACCCTGGTAATATTATTGAGAAAATCAACAGCACCGCTAACTTCATGAGAAGTCCAGACACTATAACGCTCCAACGCGACATTGATTTGTTTTACCGTGCGCTTTATCTCACTATGACTCCACCTTGGGTTGAGGAAGATCCTGTAACGGAACGAATGAGACAAACAGAGTTAATTGAACAAGGATTAAAAACAAGTGATGAACAATTTTTAGAGTATTATAAAATCGAACAGGAAAATCGAAATATAGAAGAGGCAAGTAGTGTAATAAAAGCGGCCAAGACAGTGTTAGAGGGTATCGGCGTTTTGCAAAGTGGTAAACACTATCAAGAAATAATTCAAAGATCAACGGGTGAAATTGACAAGTTAACAGTTGCCAAGGACAAGACGGGGGTCAGCGCCAGTCTTAAGAAAGAAGCAGCCGAACTTATAAAGCAGTTTAAGAATAGGTTAGGGTCGAGTCAAGTAAAAGTCGACGCCGGGCAAAACGTCGAATACGTTAGTAAGGAGCCGCCTAACCCACGAGGGGTGCCGGGGTTGGTGGCGGCACTGAAAGGACAAAGAGGCTCGCCGACCCTGAAACCGCTAGGTCGGCCTCCAAAGCCAAGTCACGAGAGCACCAGGTATAAAAATATGGCGGTAAAAAATAAAATTGACCGTCGTAAAAATTGAGATAGATCTAAATTTTAATAAATTGTATTATTATAATAATATAATTTAATTACCTCCTCCGCAAGTACTACATGATGATTTTGAATCTTTAACAAAATTGGGTACTATAGATGTTTCATCTTTTAAAAACGCACTTGGTCCAAGCCATGCTTTTGAAAAGCATCTACCTCTATTATCTATAAAATAGTTAGGGTCTTTAAAACCGTCTTCACCTGGATAAACGAACATTGTGCTATATTCTTTATAATAAACTTGATCACCTGGTAATATGTATTTAGGATTATTTGTTATCATGTATGATCTATTATTCATTTATTAATAAATATGTTTATTAGGAAAAACTCTAAAATATAGTTCACAAAAAAGAAATAGCAAGTCAATACTTAGAATATAAAGATATTATTGGTATATGGATAATTAACTAAATATTTTCTATTTAAGATATTGCTGTAACAAAAGAAAGAAAGGTCATGCAAATTTTTGTCAAGACATTAACAGGTAAAACTATCAATTTGGAAGTTGAGCCTAGTAATACAATTGAAAATATAAAGCAGAAAATTCAAGATAAAGAAGGTGTGCCACCAGATCAACAGCGTTTAATTTTTGCGGGAAAACAATTAGAAAACGAAAGAACATTGCATGACTATAATATTCAAAAAGAATCTACACTTCATCTTGTTCTTCGTTTAAGGTAAGTACATTTAATATTATAATATAAAATGTAAGTTATACAACATGTATTTTTAGAGTGTTATTTTCCTTTTAATTCTTCGCTTGAATTTAAACCTATTATTTATGGTAAATATTTAACAACTGACGATGTACTAGATAATAACGGTAATTTTTATGATTGCAAGAATATTTTTCCATACATAGAAAATAGCTTTACAGAGTCGCTGTATAATTATATATTATATGTTAAATTACCAACATAGTTTTATATAAAGTATATTCATACTCAAAATATGATTATTGTACCTGAACAAAAATTCCCAAGATGTATATTAGTAGCTTAGAGAGTCGCCAAAAAAAATTTCATAATATGAACAAACTAATAGTTTAATTATTTTAAAAAATAATTTCCTAGTAATATATAATATTAATGGATTTTAGAAGAATTGTACAAGACGTGTTTTTGTATTTTAACTTAGATTTTCCCTGGGACATTAGTGAAAATAGAATCTATTACGATAGACAAACAATGGGATCAATTGAGTATTCAGATTTTGTACAATGGACAGAATAATGATTTTTTAAAATTGAAAAATTTTAAAAAATATGTAAAACTAAGGCACCATGACAGAATACCAGAAAGTATTAATTACAGGCCCTCCGCAAAGCGGCAAAACTCAAAAATTGGCAGAATGTATTAAGGAATGTATTGTAACCCATAGTGTCGTGTTAATTATAAGGAATTTAATAACTGATAAAGGACAACTTGAAAACAAGCTTAAAAAACTTTCAAATTTTAAAATACATGACGATGTAGTAAAATTTGAAAACTACAGTGGTAATTCTGTCCTGATTATACAATGGAATAAAACTCAACTAACCAAAACAAACAGTGCCGTAAACCGGCAATTTTTCTTGTTTACAGATGAATCAGATGATATTGGTTACAAAAATCCCGGAATTGTTTCAGATTTGTACGAAGAACTTAAAACAAAATCAAGTGGTCATTATGAAGTGACTGCAACTCCTTGGGATGTATTATATGGAAATGACGACCTAGATGTTAAAAATGTATTGATAGTAAAACCGCCTGAAAACTTCAGGGGTATTGATGATTATGTGTATTCTCAATATGAAATATCTTCAAAAAATGATATTAATGATATTATAAATGATTATTACATTTCAAAGGCCGGCGATAATTTTTGCAGTCAACCGGCGATAATTTTACACAAAAATGGAAACAGACAATCAAAACACACTGATTTCATTATGTGGATTGCAGGACATGACACCTTTAAAACAATTTACACTGTTATTGTAGAGGACGGAAGAGGTTTTCAACTGTATTGCCCACAACTTGAATCAGATGGGATCATCACAATCAATGGTGTAGATTATAAAGAAACTGAAGAAAATAGCAACTATTTTAACAATATTTCAAATAAGAATCTTGATATTCAGGAATTGCTTCAATGGTTGAAAACATCTAATATTATGGGTATCACACATATTATAATCAAAACAGGCAACCAAGCAGGAAGGTCAAGGAGTTATGTTAGTGCAGATGGTCAATGGCATTTGACCCATCAATTTTTGTACAATTCGCGCGACATACCCATACCTGACTTGATACAGGGTTTGCGGTTATCTCATACATTGGGAGGTAATAATACTTTAGAGCTTACAGCTCCTGTAAAAACTATTAAAGATATTAAAAAAGGCAATAGTGCTATTAACAAAGCACTTAAAATCATCACAGAATCTGCTGATAAATCTACATGTAAAAAGATGTTATTGGCTATTAAATGGGATATTGAAGAAATTCCAAATGCAAAATTGTGCAAAAGCCCTTTACACAAAGATATGAATAAAAACATGGTGAAGAAAAATAGAAGTCTAATTTGTACAAAAAAATATACTGTTTTGGACCTCACAAAATTAAACAATACTAAACTACGCCGCGGAATAGAACATCTGTACTATAGTCTAGACAAACTAATGGAAAAAAGTAAAAAGACCAGTCTAACTGTCGATGTCAAAACCATAAACGAAAAATTGCTAAGTAAATGGTATTTATCTGAAAATAAAGATACAATTACATCTAAACTAAACGACAGAGTTCATGGTGCGATTTGGACCCCTATAAGAACCTCTAATTTTTTTGCTGACAGCAATGAACCTGTTCCAAACTTTATAAATTATTATACTTCAAAGGATGGTGTTATTAGGATTATTTACAAAAAATCTTAAATCTTCTCAATACATATATTTATACCTAATTTTTCAAGAGTATCTATATCATTTTTGTAATCGTTAATATAATATATTTTAATTATACCAGCCTGAACAAGAAATTTCAAACAATTTATGCATGGAAAATGAGTAATATAAGCTACTGATCCGTTACAATTTACACCTCTTTTTGCACAATCGATTATTGCATTTTGTTCAGCATGAATTGTAGCTATTTCATGATCATCTACAATTAATGAATTGTGCGGATGACCTGATATAAACCCGTTATAACCTTGTGATATAATTCTATTATCCTTAACTAAAATACACCCAACTTGAAGTCTATTACATGGCGATCTTTCGGCAGTGCATAAAGCTATAGCTTTGAAATATTCTTCCCAAGAAGGTCTGGTCATTTTATATTTTAATTGTGTTCAACCTTTAAAATAAGTTTATTTAATAAAAAACTATATTATCCAAAGTATTAATAGACAAAACATCCCCGCAAGGATGGCCAGAACAAACAACGTTAATATCAGAATTATATTGCTTGCAACCTTCAATGTAACCTGGGTCATTGTCAAACAATATAATCTTTTTGTAATCTGTAATATTTAAAGCCTTTGCTGTTTCAATTAATGAATAACCTTTTAACCACCCCCAAGAACGTTTAATTTTAAAAGCTTCATTATACCCAACTGGGTCATATTCACCAGCCGCAATCAAGTTCCTAACATTGTTAAAAGTTAGGAACTTAGTTTTTTCCATAAAATTATACAAATTTACGGGCATCCATTCAAATGTAAATAAATTGTTTGGTTTGTACATACTACCAGCAGTAGATATACCAACTGCGTAATTATTATCAATGCATTTTTGAACGACCTGGTAATTATCAACTCCTGTAGTTAATGTTTGGTCAATATCAAAAATACACATGCCTTTATATTTAGGTTGTTCAATTTTTATCGGTATATAATTATCTTTATTTTTAATAGCAAAAAACAAAAGCAAAATTATAACCGCAACAAAAAACCCACATAAAGTTATTAAAAATAAATTCATTTATAATATATATTAATATTATAAATGAGTAATCCAAAAACGCCTATAATTAATGATTTAAACATAACACATGTTAGAAATCAAATTAGAGGTAAAAACTCACCTTATGTTTTATATCCAACTATTCTAAACTCTGAAATGGTGATTACCGATCATGATCATTTTCCATATACTAGATACTTCCAAGGGGTTCCAGAATCACATGAGGTTATTGTACAAGAACGTGAAGCAGGTTTTAGAAAAGTAAATAATAGTTGTTATAATCTAAATCCAAAACCTCCTTTTGATAAAAATCCATATCCATACAATTACCCAAATCATTGTTTTCAAAGTGCATGTTCTACTGTATATCCTTGTTATCCCGAAACTTCTGATATTTATGCTAAACGTGAAGCATTTGATTTACTTTTGAACAGAACATGCACTATTCAATATCGTTAATACTTCGGGATCGTTTAAAGAATTATCAATACCATTATTCACTTTGGTAATTTTTAATAACTTTTTAATATTGCTTTTTTTATCAATAATATAAAGACCTCGTGCAGGGGTATATATATTCATAATGTTTTGTACCCATTGCTTAGTTGCTTCATTTTTTGCATAAATAATAGTAAAATCTATTGTTGTGCTTATTAATGCTTTAATATCAATAAATTTTTTTGCGATTTCAATGCCTATTTTAAGCGTTGGTAAACTCCCCTTTTCACAGTCAATTATAAGCACGGTAGAATTTGTTTTTGTAGATTGTTTAAGTAAAGATTTTAGACTATCCAAAGCACAATTTGTTAATAATCCGCAATCATCGGCATCCCAGTCTGAATCTGAAGATATTTTAATAATATTATCCGAGTCAAAACAATCATCGTTTAATATTAACATGTTTAAATTTACTCCTATAATGTTTAAATATTATAAAATCAAACTTTAATTTTATAATATTGTTTATGTTTAACCAAAAGCTCATAGAGATGATGCGGGGCTCGGCGCAGTCATTTCTATTTCTCCTGAATTTGCTGGTTCAACATATCCACTTAAATACATACCTGTAAATATTAATACTGCTATAAATAATGGTGTTGTAATACCTACTAAAGATGCCGCCCATTTTTGGACGGTTGTTTTTTCTTCACCATTATCATCTTTAGTGGGATTGCATGGTTTACCATCGGCGTCTTTTTGTATTTCTGTTAATACACTGCAAGACATGCCAAATACTGCTGTAATTACTACAGCAGTAAGAACCAGCAGAGCTTTTACAGGTTTAGTTAATTTATTAGTACCGTCACCCTTCACCAAAATACTACCTGTTATTACAAGACTTGCACCTAGCCAACCTACTAAAAATGATGCAACCCAAGTCAATGTATAAACAGTCCGAATTAGGGTTTCGTTGTCACAGTCATCTTTCAAACCATAAAATATTTTAATACTTGCAAGCATTACATATGCAGATAATACAAATAAAAAAGCTGGAAAAATATAAGAATACTTACCCCAATTTACAGAACTCACCCTATTACCTATTGAAGTCAAACCTTTATTAGCCAAGTCGCGCGCCATCCCGGCCGCTCTTGCTACGCTTTCGCTTGTGCTTGTGCTTGACATTTTTAATTATAGATATTAAAATAATTTTTCCTCGATTTTGTCGCGAGATTTGATAATTGTATTTATAAAATAATAAAAAACATTTTCCATGAATTCGCTTGTCAATCCGCTCATAATTATTTTACCACTATGAAATACTAAAAATGTATTATATCTTTGGGAATTAAGTTTGTGTTTTTGATCTTTTTCAGGTAAAATGTCTAAATAATCCTTATAAGTACCAGATTCTTGAACCCATTCATTGTTAACTTCGTATAATTTGACTATTTTCATTGTTTCAATATTTTTCTCTAGGGGGATTTTAACATTTACACCTGTGTAACCAAAAGATGTTTCAAGCAGGCAATGAAACTCTTTTTGTTCAGACATAAATTCGTTTAATTTTTCTCGGTCGATTAAGAATCCTACAGAAAAATCAATATTTCTCATCGAAGGTATAAATAAAGATTCTAATTTATCACCTCTTGTAAAAGTATATAAATTGCTTCCATTTTTGATTAAATCCCAAGTGACTTTTATACATTCTAAAGCGTGATTTGAATTCTTGCAACCAGTCATTTGAAATGTACCGTTTCTGCATACTTTAAAATTAATAGGTTTGTCTAATATAATAATAATTGTTATAGAATTTCTGAACCATTTTTGTTTTCGTCCATTTTTTTGTTTTTTAGGCTTCAATTCAACACCCTTAAGTTTGCCCTCGCATTTTAATGTTATGATTGAACCCCATTCTATACTTTGGTTAATAGCAGTTTCATGTCCCTTCTTTTTTCTGCCTCGTTTTTTAGGTATTACGGTGTATGGTGTCACCGGTAAATATTCAAATAGTTCCTTAATATTAATTTGTAAATTTGTAGTAGCCGTAAATGTTTTTGTTGAAACTTGTATATTTTTGAAATTTAATGTATTATCGTTATTTATCATTATATTACTGATTTAAAGATTTATAGTTTTAAATTTCAATTTAAATAAATTGAAATTTAAAACTATAAATCTTTAAATCAGTAATATAAATGGACAATATTATAACAAAGTACGAAAGAGTTCAAATAATTTCAGCTCGTGCAAAACAAATTTCAGAAGGTGCTATCTCAACATTAAAGACTATTCAAAGTATAAATGCTGTTGATATCGCGACAGAAGAATTTAACTCTAGAATTATACCAATTAAACTAGTAAGAAGTTACCCAAATGGCAATAACCTAGAACTTGATGTAAATCTATTAGATAGATTTTAATATTATTATATATTAAATGGACACATTACAGTTAGTTTTAAGACTTTTGGCATTTTGCGCAACTTTTTTTATATTATTAGATTTTGTAGTTATATGCACTGTGAGAACTTGGACGGCTGTACTTGGAATATTTGGGGCAGTTTTCTTGACAGTAATTATTTTTGTAATATTAAGACGGCATACAACGGAAACTTGTGAATCTTGTGGAAGAAGACAACATGCAAGTCTATTCGGTGAAAGTTCTTTAAGTAAAAATAACAAATCTAAAACAGGATCGGATAAATCTGATCCATTCTACAATATTGCAGATGCTCTTAACTCGGGAAGGAAGTAAAAACACCACCGTGTTTTAAATATACATCTTTTCTGGTATTATAATGTCTTTTTAAAGTTTGTTGGTCGTCTACCAAATCAAATACAATAGGTATTTGATTTCTTGTCCTGAAAACTCTACCCAAATATTGTATAAAATATTCTTCAATATCTGTTGCTAGCAATAAAGCATCTAATTTTTTATGATCAAAACCCACGCCAACTTTTTGACAAGTACCTATTAATATTCTGCTTTCTTTGTTAAACTCTTGAGAATTCCCTAATAAACTTGTTACATCTTCGCCTAATTCTTCTAACATGCTTTGAAGCAATCTACCTTGTTTAACACGCTTTACCAAAATCAAAAAATTTCGTGTCTTAAATTTTCTCACAATATCCATTATTGTTTGATTACGTTCTTTATGTGCCGATTGTTGGTCCAATAAATTACCCCAATTAAGCCTTCCATCTATTGTTTTTTCGATTTTATATGTAATTCCCGTGTCAATCACATAAACATGATGTTCTCTATTTAACTCTCTAATTACCTTGTTATTACCAAAATAATAAGTAATTAATATGTCTAAATCATCTGGTCTATACGGCGTTGCCGACAATCCCAACAAATAGCGAGGAAATATATAATGCAAACTTCGCGATAATGTTTCCGCCATTATCATATGCATCTCATCTACAACACACAATCCTATTTCACTAAAAAATTCCAACCCCATTTTCTCAACATTTTGTGCATTTATAATATAAAAATCGCAATCTTCCAATTTTGCTTTTGGTTTTATTTTTTGTATTGTTGCTCCCGGCGAAAAAGCATTAATGCTTTCTTCCCACTGCTTTATCAATACAATCTTATTCACAATTATCAATGTCTTCAATTTTATAGTACATGCTATGTTAATTGCACAAATAGTTTTACCAAAACCTACGAAGGCACTCAAACAACCACTTCCTGTTTTATTCAAATCTCTTACAATTTCATTTTTTACAATTACTTGCTCAGGGCGTAATTCTGCGGCAAATTCTATATTTGTGCTAGGTAAATTTTCCCGTTTTGGTCGGGTCTTTTTCAGGTTAAAATTACTAATTCCGTAAGCAAAAGGTAATAATACATCATCTGAATCATCAACATTGTAAGTAACTACAATCTTTGGAGGAACATTTCTAATAGGAGATTTAAGTTTTATTGTTAATTCTTCGTCAACCTTATGCTTTTCTTTATCTGATAATTCGTTTAAATTTTTCTTAACAGACATATATAGATTTTGTCTATTAAATCTATATATAATCAATTTGTTATTTAGTTATTTGTTTTTTTAGACTTAGGTATAAAAATAACAGCTAGAGCTATTAGCCCAAGTAGAACACACCCACCAACAACGATTAAAAACCACTGCCACCATGGAAGACTTCGACTCGCCGTCGCCGCCGCCGGACTTGATTGCGGATCCGGCCCTGCAGGGCCTGTCGGACCGGATCCGTCTTCAGTATTGTCATTGTTAGTATTGTCATTGTTAGTATTGTTATTGTTAGTATTGTTATTGTTAGTATTGATATTGTTAGTATTGTTATTGTTAGTATTGTTATTGTTAGTATTCTCTGTTTCTGTATTGGTTGCGGAATAATAGGTACTTGACTGCAAAGTTTCAGGGGGAATACCTAATTCAGTAATTTCGTTTGAATCACCCATATCACTTGAAGTAAGTGCCGCCTTCATTGTTTGTAAATTAACTGCTGCTGGTTGAGCTTTTAATGGTCCAATATTTTCAGGAGTAACATTAAATGTTATTAAACCGCCCAATTTTTGACCATCAGTTCCTGTAGGAATAGCAAAATCAAACTGAGAATAAAAATTAACTGGATATCTTGCCATTTTAAAATATCCTTGATCTCCCCAATTTTCACCCCATGTATTTCTAACCCACCAATATTCTACATCCATTACTTCTGGGATTGTAGTTGGATTATCAGCCGTTACTACACTAACGTCTTTTTCTATACCCCAGCCAACTATTACAACTGCATGACCTCCCGATAAACAAGGTTGGTCCTCGCTGGAACAAAGATCTTGATCAATAACCGAATTTTGAGATCCTGATTGCCAATCCTCATCTACCCATTCAACTGTACCGTCTTCATTATACATACCGCGTTCACAGTAAATACCTTTTGTATCTATGCACTTTGTAAAATTACCAGATTGTAAATTTGTAAATACAAGAAAACCGCCGATTAATGGCCCATTATCTAAAATTCTTAATTTCATTGACACACCTAACTCTTTCAATGCTTCATCTTGATTTAATTTCACAAGTTTTCCGTCTTCTTCAAATTGTTCATAATCGCTTAGATCTTGTTGCCACGCTCTTTCAAGTTTGTACCCAAACCGCTTTGTGTTTTCTACAAAACATCCATTTTCTGGTAAAATTGTATTTAGGTCAGAAATATTTGAAGGATAATTTGTACCGTTACAATCGGTGTCTTCGGCACACCATGAAAAATCTATACAATTATTTGATGCAACTTGAAAATTTTTAATAAATTCAGATAATTTTGCGGGATTTCCACCATTACAACCGTTACCAAGGCTACCCAACCATTCATCTGTAGCGGCTTGTGACAATCCAGATGATGCTTTTAGTGTTTCGGTTAATATATAAGTTGTAGATAGATTTGGATTGTAATTTGTAACACCTTGTACAACATAATTATCAGACAACGCAGTTGCAAATGCCATTGCCCAACAACAACCACAAAGATTTTGATTTTGAACGGGGGTTATTTTCTGTGCTATTTTGTTTAATTTATCGTTTTTAGGTAAATCAGTACTCGACCATTTAAAATTTGGTAAAAGAGATTCAATTTTTGTTTTGTCAACCGGTGGTAAATCTGTCAGTAACGTACCATCCACAGATGCTTTAACTTTTGAATTTAGAACACTAAAATTCAAATTTGCATTGTTCGGTGCCACCGGGTGTGGTGGTTTTCGGCTCTTATTTGAAATTTTACCAGCTCTATTTTGTTTTTTAGTTTTAGGATCCTTTTTGTTAAGTTTATCCGAAACTTCTCCTAAAGTATTCATTATATTTATTATAAATATTATAATAAATATTTTAACTAAGTTATATTATTTTTAGAAACTGCAGTATTTGAATTATCTTTGATAGATTGTGAATTTTTAATTATAATTTGGTAAAAATACCAACATGCCAATGCAAAAGATATAAAATCTTTATCCGAATGCAATTTATCGTTGCTTAGGAAATCTGACGGATTATGAAATTTAAATATAAACTCGTCAAGGGCATTTAATTTGTGGTGTTCTAAAGTTTTCCCAGATTTTAAATTTTTTAGTATGTTTTCTAAAAATTCAATATGATCGGTCATTTTAAAGTAATAATGATTTCTTTAAAATGCTAACTAAAATATATTTACATTGCGTCTTGAAGCGGTGGATTTCTTCCAGCACCGCAACCAGCAGCCATATTGTTTAACGCGCTTTCACTGGCGTATGATACCATAGTACCTTGAGTATTACGATCGGCCGCTTGGCCTTGACCAGGATATAACTCACGTTCTACTTGAGCCATAGCTTGTTCATATCTATTAACTTTGCAACCTTGGATAGTTTCAGATTGGAAACCTGCACCATTTCCATATTGACCTGTGTACTTTTCAAGTTGGTTGTTTTGGAATTGTCTGTTGCAACCTGAGGCTATCCACGGCATTGTATTATCGTAAATATCACCTTGAATACCATTAGCATTAAGGTTAATATATTCCATATATTGCGGTCTGCTAACATTATTTTCGACTACAACCCTGTCTTCAGCAGAGTTGCAACCTGCTCTTTTTGTGTAAAAAGAATCAGGACATACCATACGACCTGTTAAATCCTGACCATTCCAGACGGGGCACATCATTAAATTAGGGTTTAAAAATCTGTCGGATTCGACCTTGTTAGCCCATCCAGTTTCTACTTTACACGTCCGAATTGCTGATTCAAGAGACATCATGTTTTATTTATTTAATATTATATATTAAAAAAAAGTTTTTAAATAAAACTTTTTCGTATTTTTTTAAATTTTAAATGGTAATTTAAAAAAAATATTTTTAAGATGTTGTTCCTGTAGACCAGTATGAAGAATTACTTCTACTTCGAGCTTTACACACATCTTCGTAGCGGGGTCCTGTTGTGTGAGGCTTATCTGGATTCTGTGTTCCGTACTCACATGGGTGTTTTTGGTAGTAACATTGTACACATTCAGTACATGGGTCGCCTACTCCAGATCTATAAGTGCAGCAAAACACTCATTCGGTAATAGCATCTTGTTTATAATATGTTGTGTATGGTTAGCACCCGCTTGGTATAATTTCATCTGCCGTTTGATTTGTCATACATGCGGTTTCGGAAATACAGCGATCAAGCACACATGCAAGATTATCAGCATTACACTCATCATAAATACAAGACTTAGAACATATATCATCATTATCCTTTATTTTTTCAAGTTCAAACCAAAGGTGTTGTTGTAATCGGGCCGGCTCTAACGGGTGCGGCTACTGGTACTGGTTGAGGTGATGATGTTGGTGCGGCTACTGGTACTGGTTGAGGTGATGATGTTGGTGCGGCTACTGGTACTGGTTGAGGTGATGATGTTGGTGCGGCTACTGGT